AGTGGTTCCAGAATTTACAAAAGATGCTTTACGTAATTTAAAAGTTAAATCTTGATATTGACTCGCAGTCCATATTGTTCCGTTTTGTGATTTAAATAAACTTCCACCAATATATTGTTTAGACACTACAACATTTTGAACGTCAGGTAGATTTGTTGTTCTGATAGTCTTTTCACCCATTGTGGAAACCCACATTTCATACTTATCAGATGCAGGTGATAAGAATACTAGAGCATACTCTTTCTCTGGTTCAAGATAAACAGGTGATGGGAAACTTAATGTTGTTGCAACTGAGGCATCATCTGATATGTTAATATTATTTGGATTAACAGATATTTGTGCATAATCTTGAACAAGGAAATTAGTTGGAGTTCCTAATTCTACTTCTCTTAATTCAACAAATAATTTTGCGAGTGGATCTTTTGATGCAAAATATACATCAAATGATGTTAAGAATCCACCTGTTTCGTCAACAGTAAATGATTGAGCAAGAGGGTCTCTGTGAGGAGCTTTGAACTTTTCACCAAGACCTTCTCTGTATACCAAGTTTGTTCTGGTTGTCGTTTCACTTGGACGAGTTCCAGATGGTGGGGGTGGATTTCTTACTTGAACATTGGATGTTACAGTCGTCTGTATGGTTCCTGTTCCTGTAAATGTTCCAGATGCATCACTAGCAAGTGCAGTGCTGCCAGGAATCGGTATAGTGCCCTCTGGTGCGGCTGTTACTCTAAATGTTTTTGTTCCAGTAGCAAATAAAGTTGGTGGTTTTGGTGTGGTTCTCGGATTTCTAAAGAAAAATGCTCCAAGTAAATCACCCCAGTTGTCGCTGAATAATTCAATACTACTTACTCTTGCAACAGCACCACTATTCACACCTGTAATTTTTGCACCTTTAGTAATATATCCATAATATCTTTCATCATTAGCTAATGATATGGTATCTACATTTAAAAGTTTTGATGTTGCTGAATATGTATCTGAGGGAGATGGTCTTGTGGAATCATAAGGATCGACTGTATACTCCTCAACTAAAACTGAAGGAGAACCTAAACCAGCACCTACATCTGGTCTTGAAGAATCACCATATTTATGATTTGGTTTTTGGATTCTTATAAATGCAATTTCTTCACCATCAACTTCAACCTTTGCATTTTCAAATACTGAAAAAGTTCCAGATGTCATTGTAATTTCAACTAATTTTGGTAAAATATCAGGAACACCATTATCAAGATAATGATAGTGTTTTGTCAATGGTTTCAAACCGTTTGCATTGAAGAAAACATTTCTAGAACGCATGTATGGATCAACTTCACTAGTTACTTTAACACTTTCAACATAATCAAATTCATGACTTGGACCTTCTAAAACATTTGTAAAGGTAGTTTGGAATTTTTGCTCCTGTTTAAATACGTTTTGAACTATTCTAATTCTATCTCTATAACTTCTACCTTCTGGGTCTCGTATATCTCCTATATTCTTTGATTCTCCAGTTTGTTTTTCAGTAATTGGTCCAACTGGCACAGTATTTGCTTGCTCTACCCATCTTGCTCCAGATGATTCTACTCTCTCATCTTCAAGATAAAGAGTTCTTGTCCAATTGTCGGATGGAGGATCTAAAATGATACCACCCATGAATACAATAACATTAAATGGGTTTACATTTTCAACACCAGTTGCTTGAGGATTTTCAATCCAATCAACTTCATTATAATTTAATGTGATTAAATCACCTGTTTTTTTACAATTTGTATCAAGTAGTTGTAAATTTGAATTTAAGTCTGCAGCATCAATATCAATACTTGGATTTAATGCTAATTCTGGATTTATTGACCAAAAATCAACAGCACTAATTAATTCTTTATTAATAACATCAACATCACATCTTGAACCTGTTCCTGCTCTAAAGTCAATAAAGTTTCTAGTTGAGAAATCATTTACAACAAATCCAGTTTTAAATCGATTCAAACCATCAGCATCTTTGACTTCAAGAGTTTGTGCATTTACCTCAAGTGCAGTCAAAGAGGTAGTAACTTCAAGATTTTCAATTCTTTTTTCTAAAGCACCAATATCCCTCATTGTGAATCGTCTATTGTCCCTCATTTTGATAAATGGGTCTCTTACAGTATCAAAAAGATATGCTGGCAATGAAATCTCTGCTATTTCCATAGAGTTGCCTAACTCAGTTGGAGGTTGAGGATCTTCAGAGGATTCACCTTTTATTAATTTTACTTCTTCATATTGATTAATTACTAATTTATCTATTCTAGGAAGATAGTAACTATAACCAAATATTGAACTTTCATTTGGTGTAACCACATATGGATTTGTTGATTCAAAACTTCTAGATGTAAATGCAAATGGAGAATTTTGATTACCACTTATAACATATGGATTTACTCTTGGTCTTAAATCTATGATATCGGTAGCTCTAAAACCATTTATCAATGGAATATCATTTGAATATCTTTCTTTTGTATAAGAGTTAACTGAGAAGAAATCACCTGAGTTTCCACTTGATACTTGATATTGATCAAATATTACTAATAATTTCTTAGATGGGATTGCAGATTTTGCCTTTCTTACTAATTTAGAAAAATCACAATACTGAGCTTTATGACCTTTATCTAATTTGTAATTTTCTGTTCGATTTACAAAATTACCAATTTCTATTCCTTGTAGAACTGACTCAATTGCTGATTCTTCAAATTCTACAACCTCTCCAATTGTAAACTTATTTGCATTAAGATAAACAAATCTTATCTCAGTTCCACTTGGTGCAGTGACTATTTGACCAACTGCTCTACTATCCTTTCCAGTTATTTTCTCACCAACTATGGCATTGGTGTTAAGATTTAAACCAGAAACAAATGTTAAAGCATCTAATGTTGGAGTGCTTGTTGTTTTTGACTCATATACAGCGATAACTTTTGATACATCGGGAACATTTAATGAAATTTCTTTATCTTCAACTCTTATACCATAACAATCATTAATCTCTAGACCATTTAAATTATTAACACCTGATGTGCGGGTTATTTCTAATTGCTGACTTCTTAAGTAATCCTTAGATTTACTTGAGGCACCTACTTTTTTTAGAGTGGTATTTACAACAACTTGACTTGCTGTTGTTTTTGATAATCCAGTAAATGATACAACATTTCCATTATCAGAAACAGTTACTTGATCTGATGTTAATGGTTCAATAGAACCGTCTGAGTAAGTAATTGAATATTTTTCAGCATCAAATGGTTCAAAAAATACACTTGTGATACCAGACGCTGCATCAAATGCTGCCTGAGAATTTATACTTAATGATTTACTAGATACACTTTGATTAACAATTTGTCTACTAATTATTAAATTTGAACCAGATGTATCAAGATTTGATATAACTGGTCTAGGTAGTTTTGAAAATATTCCTGAATCTTTATTAATAATTTTTGGAACTTTTATTCTAAATGTTGAAGAAGTAGAGATACCAGATAATACATTACCATTGTTGATACCACTTACACTTGAAGTGACAGCACTTAATGTAAGTGTTTTACCATCACCACTTATATCTGTTATTCTATTGAAATGTGGATCATTTCCTGCTCCATTATTAAATGCGATTATAGTATCAGTTTTTATCCCAACTCCTGCAAAATTGCGATTATTTACACTAGCACTATTATTAATTACATTTAATTGGTCTGAACCTGAAAAACCAGTGAGAATACGATTATATAATTTTGTATCTGCAGCAAATTTTGGAACACCTGTTCCATCTCCAGTAGTATCTTGATACACCATTTTAATATCATCTGTGGTGTATTGAAGAACTTCTATAATAGATGCTGTCTCGGTTGCTGTTTTTTCATTGAATAATATTTGTTCTCCATTGATAAAAGCACCAGTTGTTTGTGATAATGCCAATTCATTTACTCCAGTTGCATTAGCATTTTTTGCGAGATAACCTATTGCACCACTTGCTAAACCTCTGACTCTTGCACCAGCGACTTTATCTGCTGCGTTCGTCAAAGAATTTACTTTTAAAATAGTAAATGTTTGAATATCATATAAATGTAAATCCCACTCTGTTAAATTACCTGAATAAGGTGCGTCAGACACACCGAATGAATATACTCTTGCTTCACCTATCTGTATACCATTGCTCGCAGCAGTAGAAGCTCCTCTTCTTCGATTGTATAGTTGAATTACATTTGTATTTGTGCCACCAATGTTTATAAAAGGTGTTCCAATAGCATGATTAACTTTAATCAAACTACCCATATTAAATGGAATAGATGCTGTCTTGATTGTTTTTGTATCTCTTGGTTTATCTACATCTACTACAGTTGTTCCAGGCAAATATACATCAAAACCTCTTACATATGCTTTTCCTGGTGATAATTTAAGACACATTAAATCATCAGTCGGAGTGTTACCTTTATCAGTTAATACATCTGCTGTATATAATCCACCAGATCCTACCTCATCATTTAATGAATTTTGTGTAGTAAGTCTAAAAGGTTCTACTGAATAGTTACCTGATTCATCATAAGTTCTCTTAGCAAAATATTTTTTTAACTCTGAGTAAACTGAAGAATCTTGTAATTTCTTTGTTTCTCCATTTGTTGTTCTGAATAATTCAACAAAGTTTGTATCCTCATAATCTTGTAGTGCCTTTTTTGAAAGTTTGACAGTTATTTTAAATCTATCGGCACCTGGTGCTGCAAAATTAGTAAATCCCTTTGCATTGTCATATAAAGATGAATCATCATTCGCATTTACAACTTCTTCTAAAATTTCAAATCCTACACGATATGATGGTGAGTTTGAATATGGATCAAGGATGATAAGAGAGGTTGGAACATCAACAAATATTCCACGCATAAAATAGACACCCTTACTTACACCAAAGGCAGATCCTGTGGCAGTGGCATTTTCAGATACTAGGGTTAAAACAGTTTCCTCTGTGTTTAAAGTTGTATTTCCATAAATTAAATTATCTTCTAATATAAGAACTTCACCATCTGGAAATGCTGTGCTCTCTCCAGAATCACCAGATTGATTGTATTTAACAAAAATTGTTATATCATCAACTCCCTCTTCAGGAGGAAGTATAAAATTCTTAATCGTTGCAACTATACCTGAACTCTGTCCCCTTACTCTTGTTCCTTTTCCATTATTATTTGATATTATTTCGTTTAGATATATTGATACATCAACACCTAAGTGTGTAGAATTTATTTTTGCTGAAAAATAAGTAGGATCATATTCAATACCACCAGGTATTACCATAGAACCTTCTTTAAATATATGCTTACCAAAAGACTCAACTTGATTCTGTAAAAGAGACTGTAAACCAGTTAACTCTCTTGCTTGAACTGGATATCCAGGTTTGAATAGTATTTTGTAAAAATTATCTGCCTTATCGAAATCATCATAATAAGGTGATATATTTAAGTTAGTCTTTTGTGGCATTTTTAGAATTCGAGTATGATTTTAATGTCTTCTTTTTGTCTAGCGTTCCTAACAATCAAAGGTCTATTATCTAAGTAAACTATTTCACCCGACCCTTTATTTATCTCAGAATCAGATAAACCAGAAATAAAGTTAGTTTCTAAATTAATTAATTTATTACCAGTTGGGTTAGTGGTTATACCTGAGAAATTTGAAAAAATAGAACCAGAGAACGTTGATGTTACACCTTTTATATCATTAGCATTTGAATCAGATTCAAAATCATATATTCTACCACTTGTTGAAATTCCAGTATAATCTGTATGATCATAAGTTGTTTTATTAAAATGTAGAGACCTATCTCTAAAATATTTTAAAACTTTTGTTTCAATATCATATGAAGCAACAAATCCAGTAGCAACTTTACCAGTATTAGGTGCAAGAGTAAGGACTTGTTTAATTTCCTCACCAACTTGTGGTGTTCCAGTTACCGCACTAAATTTAACTGCTTTTACTGAAGAGTAGGTGTTGTCAGTGTAAGTAACAGAAGTTCCAACTTTTGTTGGATTTTTTACAATACCTACCTGTGCAAATTTTGTATCAATTGGAAAATCTTTTGTTGAATCATCAAATCTAGCATATACGATTACTCTATCAGTTCCTAATTCAGTATATACATCTGAACCATGACCTAATTTTGGTGGGATTATTGGTATTAACTTTGCTCTTCCTGTAGAACTTACATTACTATTCAGAGTTCCTAAATCAACTAAAGCATAACTATATCCCTTTCCACCTGCACTCACAGTAACATCTGTTATCGCACCATTTACAACATCAACTCTTGCTTTAGCACCAGATCCATCTCCTATAATATCGACTTCTTGACTTAATCCGTTAGCATATCCACTTCCAGCATTTTCAATGTAGACATGTTTGATTTGATTCTCATTTACAGATGAATCACCATTTTCACGAACTGCCCTTATCTGTGAATCAGAACTTGTAGACCAATTATTAGGAACAGTTATAAACTCAGTTGAATCAAATTTTATAATATCACTGGGGGAAACTGTAAATAGATATTTCCAAACAAAACCATCTCCACTATTTCCTGCCTTTGATGGTTCTAAATCTGTAAATGTTGGTTCATCTTGAGACACATTCCCAAGCGGGTTAGTTCCACTTGAACCATTATCAATACAAATGTAAACTTTGAAGTCGGAATTAAGAACGTAGTAGTTTGCGTCATATAATCTATTAGCAGCTGTTAATGGACTAGGATTGGAGGCACTATAATCATCTCTGTATATTTCATATCTATTTCCAGATACCCAATCAACTCTTCTTATAATTCTTCTTATATTTGCTGATGATACCTTTTTACCAAACATCATAGTATCCCCAGTATGAGATCTGTATGCGAAACTATCTGTTGGTGCTGGAGTATTTGAGTTCCAATCTGATGACCTACCGTAACCCACTAAAGTCCCTGATCCTGCTGGATTTGATAATCCTGCAAAAACATAGTATGAATTATTTGTATTTTCTACTGATTCTACAAAATTATTTGCGTTCAGAATTCTAAATTGGTCAGTAACAATTGCCGACATCTTAAAATTTTACTTTTCTTTTTATTTATAGTGGTTATAAGATCAAAGTCCGAACACTCTCAATGCACCTGATGATCTTAGACCTCTAAGAGATGCTTGAGTGTAATTCTTTCTTTGAATTGTTGGGAAGGTATTCAAACCTGAATTAACAGTCAATCCAGTTACTCCAATGGAAATTGGATTATCTGACCTTGTTGCATTGTATAATCTACCCCAACTTAATCGACCCAATATTCTAGAAGTTCCAATACCAGTTGGATAATGGAATCCATCTGTAGATATTCCACCAATATTTGAACCATTCTGCACATTACAAGTGATTTCACCGTCCTCTCCATTAGATGTGATAGAATGAACTTTATAGATGTTATCTAAAAATGTTGTGCCAATACCTACAATGGATGAATTATGTGTATCGACAGATATCACTCCGTTTCCTTCAGTAGTATCTTTTACTAATATTGGATATCCGACTAATAAACTATTTGCAGTCTTTGTTGCTCTAAAGAAGAACTTAAGTGCTGATTGACCACTATTACTAGTTGTAGTGATACCAGTGATAATACCAGTAAATCCTTCAATATTATCAATTGATGTAACTTTCTCAGTTTGGAATTTAGGTAACTCTATGATAACCTCTGGAGGATTGGAACGAGTATAACCAAAACCAACAGCAGTGAGTGTTGTATCACTAATCGAACCGTTTGTTATGGTAGTTGTTGCTAACGCAGTGGATCCAATACCAGTAGTTGTTCCAGAACCAATTGGTGGACGAATTGATATACTTGGTGCTGATAGATATCCAGATCCTGTATTTGTAATATCAATTGAGATAGTTCCAGCAGCAGATACGATAGCAGTTGCTGAAGCACCAACGTTTATCTTTCCTGATGTTATTAAGGCATCAATTTCATTAATAGTAATGCCATATTTGTCCGCAGCGATTAAATGATCTCCTTTTTCATAGAAAAATACTTCAGCATCATCTACAAATATTCCACCTGTTCCACTAGAACCAGATGATTCTGATAAATCACCAATAATTTTGGC